AAGTGGTGGTACTTATGACAATACTTATGCGACTGGTGTAGGATTTAATAATACACAAAGTAGTTTCATTCCGAGAGTGATGATAGAAAATAGTGGTTCAATTCTATGGGGTGGTACATTCACAAGTTATTCAGGACAGACAGGTATAAATAGAATATTGAGAACTGATACAAATGGTAATTCATTAAGATGTAGTTTAGATCCAAGTGTTTCACCAACACCTACACCATCACCGACATCAACACCAACCAATACAATTACACCAACCAATACAATTACACCGACAAATACACAGACACCGACAAATACAATTACACCAACCAATACACAGACACCGACAAATACTTCTACAAACACACAAACACCAACAAATACAATTACACCAACCAATACACAGACACCAACCAATACATCAACACCAACCAATACAATTACACCAACCAATACACAGACACCGACAAATACATCAACACCAACCACAACTGGTACGAACACACCTACTCCTTCACAAACTAACTTCTCATCATTAGTTCTATGTGTTGATACAGGTGGAATTGGATGGAATAGTGATACGGATGCTTGTAATGGTTTCTGTAATACCCAAACAGTATATGTTCCTCAGGCTGGTATAACTTCATTCCAAGAAGCAGCAATAACTTATGGATTACCAATTTATTCAAGTACAACATTCATAACTGCTAATAAGTTTAATGGAAATGATAAATGGTTCAAGTCAGTCGGTGGAGATGAAGTATTCCAAGTTGGAACTGATGGTGCTATGTCAGTATTTAGTTCTTGTCCAACTTTAACACCAACCGCAACATCAACACCGACGCAAACACCAACGGTAAGTTTGTCTTCAACTCCATCATCAACACCGAATAATACACCGACTAATACACCAACGAATACAAGAACTCAGACACCTACCCCAAGTATTACACCACAACCAACAATTTATACGCATGGTGCGGTATTAGGAACTTGTAGCGATTATTGTACTACAAATTACAACATAACCACTCTGACTAACGCAGATGCGAGTTATGCGGCACTTACAATCGGTGATACAATTTACGGACAAGGTGGGGTTGCTGGATTTGTAGCATATTCAGACCAATCAACAGATACAACCACAGGCCCATTCCGTATCGCTGAAATAGATACAAATGGAGAAGTAATATCAATCTTGATTTGTGTTGGAGGAAGTTGCGACCCATTATAAGACCTGATATAACTGAATAAATTAAATATGATATTTCATACTATGATAGAAGAGAAAGTCCAAGAGAACGAACCTAATGAGTTGATAGACCCTATTGGTGATTTAAGAAGATCCTTGAATGTTGAACTTCCAAAAAGGGATAAGTTCCATAAATGGTATATGCAATTAAAGAACTTACCTGAGTTTTTTGAGATTGCTAAAAATAGAATTGATAAATAATGGCACAAACACAAACTTTACAGGTTAGAGTTGATGCGGCGATTAACGCTGAAGGGACATTAAAAAGCCTTCGTGAGTTAAAGAAACTACAAAGAGAAACCGTAGCAGGTAGTGCTGAGTTCAAACGAATACAGGAACGTATTAACGACATCGGTGATGCTACAAAAACCGCAAAAGGACAAAGTGAGGACTGGATTGATAGTTTAGCGGGAGCACCTGGTATTGTCGGTAAGTTAGGTAGAGGTTTAGACACTATCACATCTTCTACCAACAAGTTTGGTTTAGCACTCAAGGCGACTGGTATTGGATTAGTAGTTTCATTAGTAGGTATGTTAGTAAATGCCTTCACGCAGAATGAAAAAGCGATGAAGAAGTTGGAACCTATCATGATTGCTTTTGAGCAGATCTTGGGTGGTTTATTCAAAGCGTTTGAGCCAGTATTAGATGCTTTTGTAGAAATGGCTTTAGAAGTCCTACCATACCTTATCAAAGGTATTGGAGCATACTACTCTGCCTTATATGGTTTATTCACCCTAATTAAAGAAGTTGGTGTAGGAGCAGGTAAATTATTGATTGGTATTTTTACAGGGAATGCTGAAATGTTGGGTGAAGGTATAGACCAACTCAAGAACTCTGTAGATGCTGGTATGGAGGCTTATGGAAGGTTTGATGAGGGAACAAAGGAAACAACTGAAACACAAAAGAAGAACCTGGAAGCCGCCGCTGAAGCACATAACAAATGGGTTGAAGGACAAAAAGCAAATTACGAACAACTTGAGAAGTTAAGACAGGCTGACCTTGATAAGGCTAAGGCTGTCGCTATGGCGAATGCCAAGACAGACCAAGAAAGATTTGATATTGAGAAAAAGTATGCTCAAGATGCATATAACTCAAAGAAATTATTATTACAACAGACACAAGCATTATATCCAAAAAACTCAAAAGAATATAAGGATTATATTGCTCAACTTACCGCACTTGACGCTGAATATCTAAACAAACAGACAGAGTTTGCCAACAAACAAAAAGAACTTGATACGAAGGCTTTTCAAGATAGAGTTAAGAGCAAACAAACAGAGAACAAACAAATTATAGATGACCTCACAATCACTTATAGTTTAGTCAAAGATTTAACCAACGAAAACTCAGTTGAATCCAGAAGGGTTCAAGATGAAATATTTGCAGCACAAAAGAAAACCATTAGTGATGAACTTGCTTTATATGAGGAAAGAAAGAAACAAGTTGGAACACTTACAGAAGAAGAAGCAAATAGAGTAAAGGAACTTGAACTTCAACAAAGACAACTCACAGCGACTATCCAAATTGAAAACAACAAGAGGTTTAGAAGTGATTTAGATAGAGCATTAAAAACTGCTGAAGAGAATAAGAAGGTTCAAGACCAGCAGTTCCAAGATATGATGAAGGCTGCGGAAGGGGACTTGCAACTTCAACAACAATTACTTGATGAGAAAAGAAGGTTGGACGAAGCATATTATGCTGAACAACTCGCTCGTGAAGGATTGACCGCAGAACAAATCAAGGCAATCAAGGACAAACAAACCGCCGATTTGAGGGCTAATGCTGAGGCACAGATAAGTATAGAGCAGAAGAAGTTTCAGGCACAACAACAATTATTAGGGGCAACAGCCGCAGCCTTAAACGCACTATCAGATATTGTTGGCAAAGACACAAAGAAAGGTAAAGCACTCGCAATTGCCGCATCGTTAATAAATACATATGCCGCAATAGCGGGACAACTCAAAGCATTCTCTGGAGTTCCAGTACCCGCATATGCGATAGTTCAAGCGGTTGCGACAGGTCTTGTTGGTTTCAAGGCTGTTAATGATATTATCAAAACTCCTGTTGATGGAAATGCTGGTGGAGGTGGAGGTTCAACTGGATCTGGCACATCAGTTCCAAGACCAAGAGGTATGGCAACTGGTGGATTGGTTCAAGGAATAGGAGGCCCTAAGAGTGATTTAATCCCCGCTATGTTAAGTAATGGTGAGAGTGTGATAAACGCAAAATCTACATCATTATTTAGACCATTATTATCTTCAATCAATTCTATTGGTGGAGGTAAGAGATTTGCTGATGGAGGACTAGCAGTAGGGTCATTCTCACAAGACCAAGCACTACTAGATTTACAGAACTCTTTGACTGTAAGTCAGGCACCTATCAAAACTTATGTAGTTGCTAGTGATATGACTAACCAACAAATGATGGATAGAAACATCAAAACTCGTTCAACAATATAAAAATTGAACTTTATAAAAAAATTGATATTTAATAATATATGACCCCTAAAATTATTGAACTTATAATTCAGGACGGAGACGAAGAAGCGGGGCTTGATGGAATTGCATTAGTAGAAATGCCAGCACATGAAGCAAACTTTGAATACTTTAACCAAGAAGAAATATCACCTTGTGAGGATGGGAAATGTTCTCACTATATTTTAGCAGATGAAAAAATACCACAGGTGATACAAATGTTCCATGCTTATGGAGAACCACAAGGTTTCCTTGAGAAAGAAGGTTGGGAAATTACATCAGTTAAAGCAGTTGGAAAACAAGAGTTCCAAATCATCAGTAATCCCAATTTACCATCAGCACAAGATACTCCTGATGTTAGATTTAGATATAAGTATGTTGGGCCTAAAGATGAACTCAATAGAACATTCTGTGCTGAAAT